GGAAATGTTATTATTAACAACTGTCTGGGCATCCTCAGATGTCATCTTGTTGTCATCTTTCTTCTCTACTTTTTCATCCTTTTTATCCTCATCGTCATATGCCTCAGATGTCATCTTGTTGTCATCTTTCTTCTCTACTTTTTCATCCTTTTTATCCTCATCGTCATATGCCTCAGATGTTTTTTCTTCACCTAACATATCTTTAGTGGCATTGAGATCAGACGCTGATTGACTTAATGCTTGATTTTCGTCTTCAATATTTTTACTAACAAGACCCAACTCATCATTTTCTTTTCCAATAACATCTGACTGTTTTTGTGCTGCTGCAATGTCAGCGTCTGCCTTTGCTTTGTCAGTTTCATATGCATCCATCTCAGGCATGAATCCACTTATAAATTCAAAAACAGGTTTGAGTCCCTCCATCACTGAAGTAAAAATAGGTTTAGCTATCTCTATCACTTTTTTTATTGCTTCAATGATTCCCGGCAAAGCATTTACTAAGATGCCACCAAGAATCGCACCGACAAAGGTATACATCTTATCAACGATACTAGATGCAGATTTAACCGGTGACTTCATCTCAGGTTTTTTAGTTGGTTTCAGTGGTTTTTCAAGACCTTTCTCTTCTTGACTTTTTTTGCGATCCTCTTCCAACTTATCTAAAAAGTCTTGACGTTCCTTTTGTTTTTCATCGACAGTCTTTTTTCCATCCAATAATACACTTTTAATATTATTAATGTTAAGTTTTATTTTTTTTAGTTCTGCTGTTGCTGCCATTAATCAATCTTAAGAAGATTAGGTGTGATACTCATATAAGAATTAAAAGGATTCACAGAAGCAATCATCTCTACCTCTGTGCTTGGTGTACCAGAATCTGCACTCACTTGTGGAGGTGCTGCTTTAATTGGAGGTAAGTCCATAGTTATCACATTGACACCACCATCTTGTGAAATATCTTTAAGTAATTCCTGTGTTCTTTGAGCAGTTTTGACAGACGATGCAGTTTTAAACTCTACTATCTCAGGGCCATCTTCACCAACTAACTTCATACCAGAGGCATCTCCTCCAATTTTTCTACCCTCATATTTAAGTTTGAACTCTTCGATAACTTGTTTATCAGATTCATTCTGTAATCTTTCTGTTTCTTGGTCAAATGCTGCTTTTAAATTTCTTCTTTTAATTCCTTCACCACCTCGGCTGTCCATTGCCATTATTTCTGCATACTCATCAGTTGCTTTTCGATCCTGTGCAATTTGTTTCTTTCTCTCTATTAATGTCATATTTCTTTCTTTTGTTACCTCTTTGATTCTTTTATCTTCCCTTTTAAACTTATCAACCACTGCTTTCTCTTCATCTGTTAACTCACTATACTTTAATTTGGTCTTTTTACCATCACGCATTACTTTATATCTTTCGCCAAAGACACCAGTGATGTGTGCCTTTTCGACACCTTCCTCCTCCATGGCCTTTTTATTTTTCACTCTTGCCTCTTGTGCTTCTTTACCACCACGCAACCATCTGAATATAGATGAAGCACCCATGATAATTCCAACAACCGCTGCCATACCCAATGCAATTTTTCCTAACGCTACTGCAACAGGTGCTAAAGCAGTAACGACACCGGCAATCGCACTTCCTATGGCAATGATCGGGCCTACAATCGCAATGGCTGCTATCACACCAAGTCCACCGAGCACCCATTTCCAGTGCCTCTGGATGAAATCAAAGAATCCATTTAGTTTTTGGAAATTTTCTGGATTTGAAAAATAATCAAATATTGCAGTTCCACCAATACCGATACCAATAGCAGCAACAGCATTTAAAAGTTTGTCAAAAATGCTTTGAACTGGTTGTATTATACCAGAGGATTTTTTCGCTATTTTTTCACCAGTTTTTTTACTTGATTCAAGACCTTTTTCCTGTTCTTTTTGATCTCTTTTACTCTCTAGATCTTTAAGTCTATCAGTTTTGTCCTCTTCATTTTTGATTCTATCATCATAATCTTTTTTGATAAACTCAGCGATTCCTGACAGAACATTATTAATCTCTGCTATCTCAGCTTTATCTTTTTGATGATTAACTCTGTGTGTTTTCTGTATTTCTTTAATTATTGTAATTTTTTCAGAATTAATCTTCACCTTCTCCTCTAACTTTTGTAATCCAGCCTCAGGAGGAGGTAATAACTTAGAGGGAGTTATTTTTGCTTTCTTATTTTTTTCCTTTTCTCTTTTTAGTTTTTCTTGTGCCTTTTTAAATTCTCTTAAATTAATATCTGCCTGTACCTCTGCAAGTGTCTGGAACTTTTTTGGTCTTCCCCTTCTCTTCTTTATCTTCCCATCGTCTACACCTAGTTTATCTTGCACTTTTTCATTTGCCATTTCAGAAAGTTTACTTACTTTCATCTTTGCAGTTTTCTTTAACTTTTCAACACCAACCTTCACTGCCTTTTTAGCGGCTGCTTTTCCTACTGCTTTTGCTGCTGTTGTGGCGATGATAGGGAGTGCCATTATGAGTTACGTTGTTGTGCTTTTAGATTTTCTTCTTCGATATATTGTTTCAACAGAGTTACATACACATCTCGTTCCCAAGGCATCATATTTTCTATCTCTGTCAAAGAGTATTTATGATGCTGAATCAATGCAAAGTTTACTTTATAGTATGACTCTAGACTCATATGAGCCATACCTAACTGAAAAAACTGACCAGTCCCTCCAATACTACTTCAGATTCAACATCGGTCTTAGGATTCTTAACCTTTAAAGTATGAGTCAACTTAGGCATAGTTTTGAAAAACTGTTCAACTTCCTTAAATTGTTTTGTATTAAGTTGATCGATAAATTCACCTAATTCTTCCTTCGTGCTTTCTGATGCATCCCAACTTTCTTCCTCATCATAAATCATATCAATACAAGTTGATAACATCGAAAGGGCTTGAGAAACATTTGTCTCAGCGTTGTCAAAATCAAAGTTATTTTCAATAAATTGATCAATAGATGGATATTTCAATTTCATTGAGTATTTGTCATCTAGTTTGATAATCATCTTATGACCCTTATCTTTTTTAACTTTGATATCATCTATGTTTATTGACGTTTCGACAGTGGTTTTACCATCGTCTGGGCAGGTTACATTTACTTCAACAGTCTCCCCAACAGACTTTGATCTCACATTAAGAAACAAATATTCAATATCAAAAGTGGGAAGTTTTGAAACATCAACATTTTTTGTCAATAAACAATCATTAATAATTTCAACAATGGCATCAGTGATTTGTTTTTGATCTCCTGACTCCATCGCAAGAACAAGTATCTTTTCTTCACGAACAAGAAATGGACGATACCTTACTTTCTTATTATTAGAAGGTAATGTCAATTCATAAGTTGGGGTATTAATTTTTGGTAATGGCATGATATTTTATTCAGTGCTTTATTTATAATGTATTATACAGTATTTTTTACTATGTGTCTACTGTCTTAGGTTTGTTTGAATTATATTTCTCTGGAGTTGATTCAGCACTTGAAAATAAATTAAATATAGACGAAAGAATACTTGGTTGTCTTCTCTTCCTATTCACGATATATCGATCATAATTGAAACTAACAGATACTTTTAGTAAATCGGCCGATCCATATGTTACAGGCACTGGAGTAATTGATTTTGGAAATGCATTGATAAACTGATATGTTAACGCACGATCCAAGTTTTTCTCAAACTTTGAAATATACATTGATGACACCTTATAGTCATCAGGATATCTCATTCGACGATAAAATGGTTTTTGTAGATCCTCAACCTCTGTCTCTGCACCACTGGTGATGTAATCCATCCACCCCTCAAATATACGAAGTAACGTATAGTCTTTATCAATATAGAAAGAAAAATCGATATCAGTATATAATCTTGAGTGAGCAAACTCTTGAGGAACTCCCATAAAATTATCCTTCACCTCTGCAGTAGCTAAAGCACTTGCTGGTAGTGAAGCATCAAAACACATGATTCCCATCTCACGAGAGATAAAATCATCTGCATTTAATATACCCAGATTGTTTCTCAAGTAATTAACAATACTCGTATTGAATCCAGCGAAGTGAACTTGATATTGATTATTTAATGATAAGTTGCCAAATTTTAGTTTGGCATCCGTCATTGTTATTTTTTGTACTAGTGACACACTAAATACCTATATGACTTTGTTTTTATATATTTATGTCATATAAGGGGAGATATTCACCATCGTACCCTCAAAAGTACAAAGGTAATCCATCAAATATCATTTATCGATCCCTTTGGGAAAGAAAATTCATGGTTTTCTGTGATTTAAGTGAGAATATAGTTGAATGGGGCAGTGAGGAAATTGTGATACCATATCGTTCCCCAATTGATAATCGAGTGCATAGGTATTTTCCAGATTTTTATGTTAAACTGAGAGAGACAACCGGTAAAATCAAAAAGTATATTATCGAAGTTAAACCAAAGAAACAACTTAAACCTCCTGTAAAACCAAAAAGACAAACAAAAGGATACCTTCGTGAAGCATATGAATATGCTCGCAACCAAGCAAAATGGCATGCAGCTGTTGAATATTGTAAAGATCGTTTTTATGAATTTAAGGTGATGACAGAAGATGAACTCGGAATCAAATGAATCGTATTAGTCCAGTATTAGATCGTCTGATTGGGATTGAGGATCCTGATGAATTGATGATCGAAATCCAAGAAGTCGTAAATGACACTGCCTCTGCTCCACAAGCAGGTCAGTTTTTTGTTTTTTCATATCAACCGACATCAACTGGTAGGTATGATGCTAACCCTCTAGTTGCAGTCACTGATGTCTACTCTTGGGGATTTCGTGGAACTAATTTTCATCATGGCGAAGCACGATCATACTCCTTCTCAAATATAGTGGGAAGCACATATCGTGTATATCCTGAAGAGATTACAGACCTTCAGGCTTTACCTTTTGGTAAAATGCGTCTAAATAGTTAAAAAAGTAATATGGTTTTCGGTAGATTAAGAGAAAGATTTAACTCAGGAGGGTTTCGGTATCCGTTAGAAGCCCTGACGGAGACTACTGACTACTTAAGTTTTACGATAGTAGAGTATCAAAGTGTAAAGCAAATAAGTAGTGGAAGTTTAGTTGGATCACCCGGATCTCGTCGTATCGGGCCACAAGGAACTAAAGATAAGGCAAAAAATATATTAGGTAATATAATTCTCCAAATGCCATCTAATATTCAAGATGGTAACGCAGTTGATTACGGTGAGAGTAAAATGAATACTCTGATTGGTGCTGCTGCTGGTGTCATAGGATCCACAATAAAGGGAGCAGGTACAGCAGCTAGTGAAGCTGTGCAAAAAAAACCAGAAGAAGCGAAAAATTCAATAGCAAATATGACTAAAGATATTAAAAATGCTATTGGAACTGATTCATCTTTAATGGATGCAGCAAAACAATTTACAACTGCAAAAGCAACATCTGCTGCTTTAGGTGTATTAGGTGGTAATGTATCAACAGGTCAGTTATTAGCAAGACAGACAGGTAATATATTCAATCCCAACATGGAATTACTTTTCAATGGCCCCACATTGAGGAGTTTTAATTTTTCATTTAAGATGACACCTCGCAGTGCAGCAGAAGCAAGAGAATGTAAAAATATCATCAGATCATTTAAATTAAATATGGCACCAAAAACAAAGGGAACAGGATCGATCGGAGGATCAGGTGTTTTTCTTAAGACACCGAATGTATTTGAATTAAGGTATCGTAAGGGTAACAGTGATCACCCATTTTTACATAAATTCAAACAATGTTTCTTAACAAATATATCAGTAAACTATACAAGTGAAGGTGTGTATGCAACTTATGATGATGCCACACCAGTATCAATGACAATGGATCTTACATTTAAAGAGTTAGAACCAATTTATGATGTTGATTATGATGACGCAGATGGAGTCGGATTCTAATGTCTTATTTTAGAGAATTACCTATAATAAAATATCCATCATTTTTAAGTGATAAAAATTCATCTCTTGAGTTTTTAGAGGTTAAGAATTTCTTTCGTAGAGTTAAACTAAGAGAAGATCTTCAAAATACATTAACTATATTTGATAAGTATGAAATCCCAATGGGAGATCGACCAGATAATGTTGCAGAAGATTTATATGGGTCAGCAGAATTAGATTGGGTTGTAATAACTTGTGCAGGTATAATCAATATTCGTGATGAATGGCCTCTGAATAGTGCTGAAATCTATGATTTTTCAGTCAGAAAGTACGGAACTGCTTTAAATGATATGAGATATTATGAAACGAAAGAAATTCGTGATAGTGAAGGTCATCTTGTGCTCCCTAAAGGAAAAAGAGTTAACGAAAGTTTCAGTGTAAAATACTATGACAACACACTGGCAACCTATGTTACTAAATCTGGAACTAGCGTCTCTACTGGGATTACAAACTATGTGCACGAAACAAGATTAAATGATGATAAGAGATTTATATTTGTTCTTAAGGAACAATTCTTACAAGAGTTTTTAAATGATTTCAGAGATATTATGATATATGGAAAGTCATCACAATTTATAAATGACACAACGATTCAAACAGAGAATTTAAATATATCCATGCCATAAAAAAAGGGAGGTTGCCCTCCCAAGTGTTTTAATTTTCAGCAAGTCGTTGGAAATACGATAGTGTATCATCGTCTTCAATTTCACTTGAACTTGAAGCGACAGAT